TATTTGGAACTGCCGCAGCAATAGGCACCGCTTACCGAACCCCTTGGGAGCTTGCTAATACAAACGCGTTGCCTTTGATTAGCACAGCCTCTCAGTTAGACGTTGCCAGCAGCAACGCCGCTGATACGTCTCAAGTAGTTCAGTTGCAGGGGTTGGATGCCGATTATAATCAAATTACCGAGAACATTTCCTTAAACGGCACTTCGACAATAACCACTGCTCAAAGCTTTAAGGCAATAAACACCTTTGTGACGATATCCGGGAATTGTGCCGGAGATGTTACGGCAAAAATATCTAGTGTTGTCTATGCTCAAATAACCGCTGGAACGGGGCGCAACCAAGCCGCAATCTATACTGTTCCCGCAGGTTTCTCTTTTTACCTTGCTAGGATCGACGCTTTTTCTGCTACGGCTACAGGGGCCAGTAAGTTCGTTACCTTTAACAATAAAAACACCTTTAGTGACGGTCGCGTCTTTAATGTCGCAACGACTACGTTTGCTCAAAGGATGGACATCATGCGGATTCTCCCGTTTAAGGTCCCTGCAAAAACAACATTAGAGTTTCAGGCCAAGTTAAATAGCTCTACGGCAGAGGTCGGTATCTTTGGAGAAGGATACCTTGTTCAGGAGACGCCCTGATGGCCCGCGCAAAAGCTAAAATGCCTCCTCGGAATAAAAAGAACTTTCGTTCTACGAAATCCGGCGCAGGTATGACCAAAAAAGGTGTTGCCGCGTACAGAAAGTTAAACCCGGGGTCAAAGCTAAAGACTGCGGTTACAGGTGAGGTAAAAAAGGGCTCTAAGGCGGCCAAGCGACGCAAAAGTTATTGCGCTAGGTCCGCAGGACAAATGAAGAAATTCCCCAAAGCTGCAAAAGACCCGAGCAGTCGCCTGCGGCAGGCTCGTAAGCGTTGGAAGTGTTGATGGATAAGAACCTTATTAGCGTTTTTGTTGCGGCGGTTTTAACCGCTTTTTTGGGTTTGCTCGCTTGGCAAGCATCTACTTTGATAGACGTTGACAAGCGGACAGAAAGGACTGCCCTCAAAGTTGAGGAAAACTACCGCATGATAAAACCAATGTGGGAACAGTTCATTCAATCCCGCAGCATTGTGAGGGCACATGACAAAAGTTCGGACAGGTCCGAAACCCAGTAAGCCTAAACTTACTTATTTCCGTAAGGGCGGATCAGTTTCCTCTAAGAGCCGAGGCAGCAAAATATGCCCGGCGGGTAAGGCTTGGGCAAAGCGTACGTTTGACACGTACCCGTCAGCTTATGCGAACTTAGCGGCTTCGAAATATTGCAAGGACCCTAACTACGCAAAAGCTTCGAAGAAAAGAAAGAAGTCGTAAATATGGGAAAGCTACAGGAGTGGGTTGATGAAAAGTGGGTCAGAATTGATAGCAGCGGTAACATCGCGGGCGAATGCGGGACTTCAAAAAATAAAAAGAACCCTGATCGCTGCTTACCAAGAGCTAAGGCGGCTTCTTTGTCTAAGTCTCAACGTGCCGCTACGGCTCGTAAGAAAAAGCAGGGAGGTTCTCGCGGCAAGACTGTTGTGGCTAATACAAAAGCTGCAAAAGTTACACGAGCGGCTGCGGGTGGAGTAGTTGTTGGAGCGCCGTATCGGAAGTTGAACAAGGGCTGCGGCGCGGTAATGCCGAACAGGCGGAAGAGAACGATTTATACTTAACATGCTTGAGCAACAGATAAAGAATGAGCTGCGAGAGTGGTCTAGGCATGCCCTAGAGGCCCCCTCCCCGTTTTTCAACAATCTTCCTGCGTGTCCCTACGCAAAGAAGGCGTGGGACGAGGACCGCGTTGGTTTTGTGTTTAAGACGGAAGACGATAGCCTATCTCTATACCAAACCGTTGCGGGTTTCGATGATAGGTTTGATGTCATCATGGTGGTTGATTTATGCTACCGAAAAGACCCCACAGATTTTGAGGACTTTCTCCACGCCTTAAATGAAGCCATTGCCGAGGGCATGTTTGGTCAGAAAGACGTTTGGGTTATGGGTTTTCACCCGGACGACGACCCAGAGGATTTTCTTGACGATGGTTCTTTTTCTCCTTTGGCAGACGAAAAATATGCTATCATTTTCGTGCAACGGCTAAAGGCTCTTCACGAAAAGTCTGAGGCCCTAAAGCCTTTGGGGTATTACGATAAGAGTTTTGAAGCGTTTGAAAACACGGACCTCTACGCTCAACGTGAAAAGCTGTATAGGAGACTGATAGATGGCAATGAAACCTCGTAAATCGAAAAAGCCCGTTAAGAAAAAGCCCGTTAAGAAAATGCGCGGTGGCGGCATGGTTAAGAAAATGCGCGGTGGCGGCATGGTTAAGAAAATGCGCGGCGGCGGCATGGTTAAGAAGGGGAAGTAGTTAAGTGACGGTTTCCTCCAGCAAAAACTTCGAACTCGACGTAAACGAGCATATCGAAGAAGCTTTTGAGCGCTGCGGGCTAGAGGCGCGGACGGGTTACGACCTTCGCACTGCGAAACGGTCGCTTAACCTGCTTTTTGCTGAGTGGGCTAACCGCGGCATAAATCGTTGGACTATAAACCAGAAAACAGTGGCGCTGGCGAGCGGGGTCGCTGACTATCCGGTCGGTACGTTAACGATGACCGTTAACTCCACCACGGGTTTTCAGGACGGCGAGTTGATAACCGGCGGTACGAGTGCCGCAACGGCTTATATAACTAACGTCAACTCTGCGTCGGTTTTTGCGATTACCGTACCAAGCGGTACCTTCACGGCCAGCGAAACAATCACCGGAGGAACGTCGGGGTCTACTGCAACAGTATCGTCTGCGGTATCTCTTGAGGACACGCAGGCTTCTATTGACGTTCTATCCGCGGTAATCCGGCAAAACGCAGGAAGCAGCAATCAGTCGGACCTCAACATCACGCGAATTGGCCGCGACGCGTATCTCAACCTTACAAGCAAACGCTCTACGGGTCGCCCGGTCCAGTTCTACGTAGATCGCCAGATCACGCCCGTTATCAAGCTGTGGCCGACCCCGGATTCCAGCGCTTCGTATGAACTGGTGTTTGATCGCCTTCTCCGGCTGGATGACGCCGACACGCAGACCAACACCGTTGAGGTACCGTTTCGATTCTACCCCTGCGTGTCAGCGGGCTTGGCTTATTACCTATCGATTAAGTTCGCGCCGGACAGGGTGAATCTCCTGAAAGCTGTGTACGAAGAAGAGTTGCAGCGGGCTTTGCAGGAAGATCGCGACCGTTCCTCGTTACAGATATCACCTAGCTACGATTATTACCGAGCATAACATGGCTAGGTTTGCTTCCGGTAAAAACTCCTACGCCATCTCGGACCGGTCCGGCTTTAGGTACCGGTACGTTGATATGCGCCGGGAGTGGACCGGTTCTCTGGTTGGCAAGGACGAATGGGAGCCAAAGCAACCGCAGCTAGGACCCTTTAAGGAGGTGGCCGACGCGGAAGCCCTGTATAACCCGAGGCCTGACCGTGTCGAGCCCTTGGTCGTTTATGTCGGCGCAACGTCCTTTCCCCAAGGAATGCCTGACATCAAGGCTCAGGGCGTCGTCGGATTTGTAACGGTGGTGACAACATGAGCTTTACGTACGCGCAGCTAAAAACGGCTATTCAAGACTTTTCGGAGAATACGGAGACGAGCTTCGTCAACAACCTGCCGGTGTTTATCCGGGCAGCCGAAGAGCGCATTTTTAAGCTGGTTGATCTGGAGAACTTTCGTAAGAACGCTTCTGCTACGATGACGACTTCCAATAAGTACCTCGCGGCTCCTTCGGACTTTTTGTCGTCGTTTTCCCTGTCAATTTCAAACGGCGGCTCGACCGAGTTCCTGTTGATAAAGGACGTGAACTTTCTCCAGCAGTATTGGCCGAACGCTTCGACTACCGACACGCCTAAGTTTTACGCCCTGTTTGACGATTCGAACTTCCTGATCGCCCCTACCCCGGACAGCGATTATAATGTTGAGCTACACTATTATTATCGCCCGGCTAGTCTGACGGACGGCTCCGATAGCGGTACAACGTGGCTAAGCGTTAACGCTCCAAACGCGCTTTTGTACGGTTCTTTAGTTGAGGGCTATATCTACATGAAGGGCGAGCAGGATGTTTTGGGAGCTTACGAGAAGCGTTTCCAAGAGTCCCTAATGAGGCTTAAAGATTTTGCGGAAGCCCGTGAGAATACGGACGCTTATCGTAAGGGTCTTCCCAGCCAGCCGAGAACCTGATGTTTGCTGCAAAAATAGA